TAATGAGCCTTACGTTGTGCAACGAACTCTTCTGGGATCTTGCAAAGTAATAATCCACCAATTTCAACGCCGTCTTTGAAACGGGAATTTTGGTCGACCATTAACTTCATTTCAGGGTGGTCCGCTAGTTTAACGGGTTCCCATCCTTCACGCATTTTGGAAGATACATTTAAATTATCAGCTTCGTTCATGACGCTTGTGCGAACCCATCGATATGCCCAACCAGGTACCTTTTTAAATTCAGGTAAAAGTGAGGCAGGTTTCCAACTGTCTGCGCGGGTAAAGTCTTCTCTTGTATCTTGTTCACGATCTAATCTGTCATTCATTATCTATTCTCCAATTTTAAAGTTTCTCTTGCATATTGCTCCGGTGTTAGACCAAATTTTTTGGCTAACGCTACTTGTGTCTTTGTCAGACGCACTTTTTTAGGCGCGGTGCTACGCGTTGCCGGGGCAACTACAGTCGAAGGTTTGCGCTGGGCGGGTGTATCCTCGTCTAGCGTTGCATCCCCAAAGTATTCTGGGAATCGTTTTTGCATCGTACCATCGATACGACGATAATATTCGTCAGAAGTAGGATCTATCCCATTTCTAACTAATTTTTCATGTAAACCTAATGCAAGGCTTGTCATCTCTTCATCATTGCCGAACCATTCATTTTTCTCTTGCCATTTTAAGGCACGATTATCTGGTTTTGCGACTTGAGGTTGATTTTGTGGTATATATACCTGATTTTCTTGCTCTTGTCCAGCATTTCTGAATTGAGGCTGATAATTTTGAACTTGAGACAGCTTTAATTGGCTATCATTCATTCTAGTCTGAGCTTCAATAATTTTTTCAGAATCACCTGAATCATAAGCTTCGCGATAATCTCGTTTAGCTACTTCAAGTTGAGTTGTTAAAGCACCATATAAAGTTTTTACATAGTCTTCTTCACCAGAACTTAAAGTTGATTTAAGACGTTTATTTTCGTGAGCAATTTGTTGAGCAAATTTAACTGCTTCTTGTCTTTCACGATCTGCCGCTTCTTTAGCACGTCTTTCATCATGCCAAACTTTTTTCATCTGAGCTAAACGTTGTTTAACTCTTTCAGAATAATCATCCAGCGTATCATTCTCTAGTTCTTCTACTACCTCTTTAGGTAAAGGTTCACGACCTCTATCTTGGGCAGGTGTATCATCTTCTATCTCAAGGTCAAAATCATCGACCTTAGCTTCTACCTTTGTTTCATTTTCTTTAGGTGCAGCTTCTTTTACTTTGACTTCTTTTTCATCAGGCAGTTTATTACCTGAAACTTCGTCATCATCCGGATATTCAAAAACTATCTCGGTTTCTTTTTGCTCAGCCATTTAGTTCTCCTTATGCGCGAGTATAGCCACGAGGATCTTCAACAACCCCCTCGACTGTATCGTCGTTAATAATGCGGAATTCTCTTCCGTGGATTTTAAATCTTGTACCTGCGTATGCACGTGTCAAAACAAAATCACCCTCTTTACACCATGGACCTGTAGGAAATCTAGTCTCATCTTTATAAGCTAAGTCACCTACTTTTACTACAAATAAAACTACAGTTGAATGTTCTTCTATAGTTCTAGTTGAATCTGCTTTTACAATACCACCTTGATAAGTTTCTGCAGCGTCAGGAATTGCACAAAGTATCTTGTATCCTTTAGGCTCAGGTAACTGTAAACCACGTTCTTCAATCGGTATATCTTCTGCATCTACATCTTCAAGCTTTGGAACAACAATTGGTCGACCACTTGCATCTACCAAATTCTTATTCATTGTGAGTATGTCACTCATCGTCATATGTCTCCATTCTTTGTGCGAGGTCTTTAATCAAACTTTCTGCAACGGATAAACCTCGTATATATCCGGTCATATTTTGGTACGAAGCAAAATCTTTTGCCGCTCCGTCTCCTAAATTTATTAATACTGTTTTGCGCTGATCATCTATTCGAGACAATAATAGCTCTAGCGTTTGGTCCATGTGTTACTCCTCTTTAGGTTTTTTGATTCCTTTTGTTATCTTTGGTGTTCACGATCTTTTTGACGTTGTACTTGTTCAGCACCAAACTTCATTCCTTGTAATGTTTTTTCTGCTTTAGCGCGTTCTTCTTCAGCATCTATTTTTTTATTATCAATAACTGATTTAAATCCAATATTTGCACCAGCAATTCTTTCTTGAGAATCCATCTTAGCTTTTTCTAACTCTAGCTTAGCTTTTTCTAACTCAAGTTTTTGTTGATCTAGTGCTTGTGAAGCTTGAAGTTTTTGTTGTTCAAGTTCATGATCAGCCATCATCTTCTGAGCTTTAGCTTGAGCTTCTTGTTGTTTAATTTGAAGTTCTTGTTGTTGCATTTGAACTAACGGATCATTTTGCTGAGCTTCATTTTGTTGTTGTTGAATTGCAGCTTGATCTTTTTGATTTAGTTTTTGTGCGGCTTGAGCAACTAAACGTGATAACTCTACTTCAACATCTTCTGGTAATTGCTCATCAGGGTTTGGTAGCGGTACACCTAATTGTTCTTCAATTTGTTTTCTATATTCAAATGCTAAATGTTCGGCAATATGAGCTTCCATAGCAGCTTGTATGTTTTGTGCGTTTGGACTTTGACCGGCAATTTGTGCTAGTTTAGGATTATCTTTGAACGCCATATGAACTTGAATATGAGCTTCATGATCTTGATAGATAAACGCTTTAACAGGTTCACCAGTAATCATAGCCATATTTTCAGATACAGGATCTTTTGGTTTCTGATCATCAGATGATGGAATTAACTTACTAATATTCTTAACACCTAATACTTCAAGCATTTGTTTATTAAGCTCTTTCATGTCATATATGTCAGGATTACCTTGTGCTAATTGCATTACTGCTTGATATTGCACAACCTTTTGTGACATAGTTGCAGCATTAGGATCGGATACAGGTATTACATCTACATTATCATAATCAGATTGTTTAGCTCTTCTATCACCTACTTCAGGATCATATGAATATTCTTCTGGAGTATAATCACGAATGATTCCTTTTAGAAGTTTAAACTCTTGTTTCATTGCATAGTAAATACGAGCTTGTACAGCTGACATTACTTTGAGAGTTCTTTCTAGAATAGCTAATGTTGTTCCTACTGGAGCATTAGCAGACATATCAGAAACTTTTAGACCATCTGCATTAGCAAACGCACGGCCTTCTTCTATAATCTTATCCATTAGCAATGCTAATGTTTGACTTGGCTCTTTATATGGAAGCATTAAGATATTATCTCTAATAGCTCCTGACGGTACATCTACATCTCTAAATTCACCTGGAGCAATCGGAGTATCATCACCTTTAATGCGGAGTCCGCGTGATTTAAGTCCCCCTGGTAAGTTGCTCAATGTTCCTGCATCAACGAGTTGTCTTAAAATCATTGTACCTGACTTAGCAAACGCTCCAATCAAATGAATTAAACCAAAGCAATAGAAACCAAAACCTGGAATGTAACCGTAGTGAACAAAGTGTTGACGCTTAGCTTTTAATTTATCTTCTGGATCCCAGTTACGTCTAATTGCTAGAATAGTACCTGTACCTTTTTCAATAGTTACAACATATGGTAGTGCTATGCCATCTTCAGAGTCACCATTTTCTAAATCTATTGTGACATGCATTTCAAGGATCTTGTAACGATCATCTTCTGATGGGTTGAAGCCCATCTTTTCTGCAATCTTTTTCTCAGCTTCATCAACATCTAAGAACGGCTCACCTAAATCTACATCTCGGTAGAACCCTGCTACTTGTAATTTTTTAATCTCATTAGGAGTCTTACGCATCATATGCGTTACTCGTTCTGCCATTTCTAATGATGACGCACCATATGGAACTACAATATCTTCTGCAGTTACATACATAGAAACTTGGCGTTCTAAGTTAGGATCATAATAAACTTTCTTGAACGCATTACCTGCAAGCCCAAGTCCCCATAACATTCTTTCATGCTCAGGACGATACTCAGGCATATTATCAGTCAACTGATAGTTCATATCTTCTTGAACACGTTGAGCTGCATCTTCTTTTTCTTTTGTAATCTTACCTACGATTTGTGTTTTGACTGGACCCGCTGCTGGGAAAGTTTCCATCATTGTTTCTGCTTGGAACTTAACTAGCGCTTCAGTCATGAGTGGGTGATACACATTACATGCACCTGGCCATGGTTCGGTTCTATCTTCTACTTTAAGACCTAATAGTTCTAGACCATCTACATAAGTAGTTAACCAATCTTTTCTAGATGCAATATCTGCATCATACTCACCAATTAAATCACCTGATAATTCTGTTAATTGACCTTCATCTAGTTCTTCAGCTAAGTTAGCATTAAACTCATCGTTACTTTCTTTACCTGGAGTAATAGTAATCTCCATGCTGCCATCATCTAGTGTGACAGAATCTGGGTTTTCAATTTCAATTGAGAGAGCTGCATCTTCTATGGTTGGTTCTGCATCCATACCCATAGGTGCTTGGTATACACTTTTATCTACATTAACTGCCATATGTTTATCCTTAAACTAAATACAACTTATTTCTAGAACTTCTAAACCCTTTTATTTCTTCAGGCTCATCGTTTGGTAATCTTATGAACCCACCTTGTCTAAATCTCATTAGTGCCATAGTGGTACTATCCACTTGGTCATCATTTGCGCCTGATGGAAAGTCATTACATTCCTCAATCAGTTCGTGTGCCCAACGTTTATCAGGAGCCCACACTATACCAGATCTGAAGAGATCTGCCACGGAGTTAACGCGGCTAATCTTATCTTGACCTTTTCCAGGTGTAAATTCCCCTAAGGGAATACCCATCCTCCTCATTTCCTGATAGAGAGCGGCTCCGTTAGATTTCTTTTCTACTATGAGTGCGTCGGGTTCCCATTCCTTATATTCGGCTAAAACAAGTTCTTTTAGTTCAGGAAACTCTAATCGTTGCTTAATAGCATTTAATAGTATTATATTATAATTATTGGTCTCTTCGTTAAAAAAGACTCCCCACGTAGTTAACGAATTATAATCGGCTCTCGTATTAGCTTCTTGTGCAGCATCAAGAGACATGATCGTAAACTCACAACTTGGTGGCACTTCGTCCTCCCATATCTTCCACCACTCACGTTTTATTAATGCACCTTCTTCTGAGACTGGGTTCTGTAAGTATTGAGCATTCCAGTATCGTACATCTAGTGCTGCCTTCTTTGCCTGTAATTCTTCAAGTGGCCAAAATTCAGGCCAAAGTGAAGCTTCGTTACCTTCTTTGTCTTCAATAATCGCTGGAAATTCAACGACTTCCCAATCATCAACTCCGTCTTGCTTTACCATTTGGTTAACTATTTGGCCGGTCAAGTCTAGCTTAGACCACCTAGTCATTACAACAATGATCGCGCCCCCAGGCATAAGACGTTGAATTGGGCCAGACTGAAACCACTCCCAAGCAGGCAGAA